GCCATGCGTGAAAATATGCACCATCGACCAGAACGATAAGGTCACGAGCCGGTTCGCCGAGCACTGAAACAAACCAATCCACATTTAGCGGTATGTTGGTGATAATTTTTCGGCCCTGTTTTAATGCCGGTAAAATATGAGATACCACCGCTTCATACGTTTTGCCGGCACCCGGGCGACCTGATAAGCCGTTAATCATTAGCTGCCCAACCTTGTAAACGGTACAAGTTGCAGGAATAGGCGAATCGTAATAGCACTAACAATCATCGTTAACGCCTGACCAAGCCCGATTTGCTGCATGACCCAAGCAGTGCCAGGGGGAATCATTGTTAGGTATTGCGTAATATCTAATCCCTGAAACAATGCACCCATACCATCCAGAACAAAAGTAATAAGAATCATAATTTGTTCAAAGGCAAAGAAAAAAACGTCTTTTGCCATCGTAAAGATGGTGTTTGCCATCGTTTTTAGGATGCCTAACAACCAGTTTCCGAAGTTTATTAACCACTGTGGCATAAATTACCCTCCAAAGATTAACGCGCGGCAAAGCATAGCCGCAGAGAACAAAATACAAACTTTCAGGAATAACCAGACGGCAGCGGGAACTTCTATCGAGTGACAGCCGAAATTCGCGTAAGACGCGATATTTAGACAAAGCTGCATATCTGGCTGTGAGCCGGACGGCTGAAAGGAGAATTGATTTACAAAATCAAACATAGGTGTTTGCTGTAATGCTGCGCTACGTTCCTGCCAAATACCTACCAAGCCATCAGGATAAGTAGATTCATACCAGGAGCATTCACCGGCAGCACAATCACCGTTATCACCGGAACCAGAATCGGGCTCGCCATCATCACCGAAAGCGCCCTCTAGCGTGCCATCGATGTCGCCAAGTTGTTTGCCGATGCCGTCAAGCTGCATACCGATGCCATCGAGCTTAGAGTTAGTAAGGCCAAGTTGATCGGAAACCTGATCCATAGCAATGGTATTATTAGTAATTGACGTTACAACGTTATCTAAGCGGCTTTCTACGCCCTTGTTGATTTCCTTGAAGTCACCCTTAACCATGTCATTAATGGATTTGCCAGGTTCGGTTAGGGTGTCATCTGGTGGCGTTAGTTGGTCGCGGTCTTTTGGTGGTATTACCGGCGTATCGTCATAACAAACAAAATCACCGTTTACAGTGCCGCAGCCAGAGGCGCATTGTTCTACACCATTAACAATCTGACATTTTTCAGCTTTATCAGCCCAGCACCATTTCACGCCGTTTTTAAGGGTAAAACAGTCTTTTGGTGCATTATTTTCCGGCTCCAATGGGCCGCCATCAGTTGAACCGCATTTAACGCCAGTAAAAGTGCCAGAGGGTTTGCCTATTTCCGTGGGTAATGTTGACCATGTTTCGTACTCGACACCATCTTTAAAGCCACCATAAGAGCTAGTCCATTTTTGTGCTGATACCTGGCAACGACAGCGCAAAGGTTCATCACGGCCAGCAGCATAGTCGCGCTGCTCAACACATTGAGGCGGATTGTCTTTTGTATAGGTGCCAACAGGTACTTTTAAATCATTAAAAGATGACAAGCTATCACCTGCGAAGTTGGCGCAGTCGCATTCAGGTTCGGGTTCAGCAGGTACAGCAGGGTAGTAACAGAGATTTTGGCCGGATTCGGTGACGTAAGGGCCTTGTGTGAAGGCTGCACCTACTGAACCATCGGGGGGGCATTGGTAATTTTGCTGTGGTTCAGCATAAACGATTAAAGAAGTCGAAAGATTATCTGTTGTTGTTGCGACTATGGGGGGGATATTTTCACAAACAAGAACACCGTTTTGATAACCACAAGTGCGTTCATAATGTGTGAATGTATTAATCCTTGTGAAGTTAAATGTCTGAGCCTGAACAGGCTCAAAATTGACTAAATCTGGGTATTCATAAGTCAGACAAGTACGCCTGCTGGTTCCAGTTGTTGTGCGGTTAGGATAAGACGTATCAGCAGAACATTCGCTAGGGTCAGTTTGACGGCTTAAAAAATGGGATATTGAAGTATACATAACGCCAGGCGAAGTACCATGACGAACACTTGTTACAACGTAAACGTCTTTCAATGGCGCAGACATAGTACACATATCATTAAGCAGCGTGCCGCCCTGCGGGCAAGGATTATGCTCTTGAGCCTTTAAAGGCGAAAAAAAAGCCCCGGCAATGACCAGGGCGCAGAGTAGAAAATATTTCATGTTTTTATGTCCTAAACATAAACCAAGAAACGATAAAGCCACAGAGCGCCCCAATCACCGCAATAAGCGTATAGATTAGGGCGACAATTAAGCCGCCCATATCTTTTTACACCTTGCGTACAGCACGCTTACCAAGGTCGATACCTTTGTAAGCCATGTGAATGCCAATCACGATAACACCAGTGGCAGCAACGAAAGTAGCAACAGTGGTGAAGTCTACAGCAGCGAAAATATCAGCCATTTTAAAGCTTCCTTATCAAAGTGGTGCCCAAACGCACCTTAAACGCTAAATAGGAGAAAAAGACAACAGTGCCAAATCCCCAAGTGAAAGCGGATGTAATATCCGCAACGCTAATTTCTACCGCTGATAAGTAAGCGTTGTATTGGCCTGCTGTGATAAGCCAGTAACCCGTACAATCCGCCGCCGTTTCAGCGGTAAAAATAAAGGTGCCGTCCTGCTGTGGGTGGGCGCATTGGGCCGCCACAGAAGAACTCAGGAGTAACAGCAGAACGGCAAAAAATCTCATTGGAAAATATCCCATTTACGGTCAAAAAAGGCGCGCTTTAGGTAGATAGCCGCAATGCTGGCGTAGTAGCAGATGCCAGCAAAAACCAGTACAAAAAGCGCGGTAGCCATTAGCCAGCCGCCTTAACAGGCTGAACAGTGCCGAGTAACGCCGTCACGTCATTTGCTAAGAACAGCGTTTTTCCTTTGCCGCTTGACCAAGCCATTTCGAAAAATGGGAGTTCTATCGTTTGCCCCTGGTACTTATGAAGCTGAGCAGGGATGCCCTTTTCAATTAAGCCCTTGGAAATGCAAAGCTCGGCGATGTGCTGTTCTGGCCCGTAACGGCCATTGGTGAAAAACTTCACGCCGCAATACAGGGTTTCACGGCTCTGACCGTTTTGGTCAGGTTTACCGTGAACAATGTGGGTGCCCATATAGACGCCGCGAATCAAAAAGCCTGTTAATTTTTCCATTTCGGTTTCCTCGTTAAGACGCCAGTTTTAAGGCAGGGCGTGTTTTTGCCTGTAGTGAAAGCGGGGCGGGCTCTTGCCAGTTGGCTGGCAGTTGTTGCCCAAAATCCACGTTAATCAGCCGCACCAGCGGAATGACGTTGGTTTGTTCGCCGGTAAACTGCATCAACTGAGCACGGGAAAGGCCCGCTTCTAAAAGCGCATCTTCTTTGCGCTTCCAGGTGGCGCGGCTGCGCTCAGCAATGCGGCTTTTGGTGGAGCTGTAACCATCGCGCACGATAGCCAGATAAAAGTCATAGAGGGCTTCCGCCGTTGAATAACTGATATTGCCTTTTGGCGTTGTGCGTTGATGTGTAATGCGTAAGTTATTCAGTACCTGAGTGTGGTCTTGAGCGTTCACAGTAGCCCCCTCGAATGCTTTAAAGACTGGTTGAAAGGCCAGCCGCCATAGTTCAGTCATTTTTTCAGATGCGTATGCAGTAAAATTACCAAGGGCGGTTTGTATGCCCTTATCTTTTAACCAGCGGCCATAAAGGCGCGCTTCAAATCGGATGGCACCGTCAGCCATTGCTTTCACCTCTGGCGAGGTTAATTGCTTAATCTGCTCGGCGTAGTGGTCGTGTTTTTCCTTTGCCAGCTTGCGGGTCAGTTCCTCGATGCGCTTGGTTAACTCTGGCGCTTTTAAATAGGCTTTGCGTACAAGGTGCTGACTGCCTTTGTTCCAGTAAACGGTGCTTTCATGGTTGCATTCCGTGACTTTCATCTGGCCATAGCTGATATTTTTAAGCACGTTTAACGCCTGCTGCGCTAAGGTATCGTTGGCGAGTCTGGCCGTGTAGGTCACATCAATAAAATCAATGGTGGAGTGATACCAGTCCAGATAGTTGCAAAGCTCAGGGAATGCGAACTGGAAAGCCTCAACCACTGCAAAGGTGCAAAGCTCAGGATTGTCAGAGCCATAAACATTATGACCGGTCAGCAATTTGGCCGGATTGCCTTGGATTGCAACGTAGGGATAGCCCTTTAAATCATCACGGCAGACTTTATAGGCCAATGAAGCGAAGTAAGAGGGCAGGCTTTCGAACTTGTGGCGAAGCCGCTCGTGAATGGGTTTGCCGTTTTCGTAGCGTATAGCGCCCTCTAATGTCATGCCCAGCTCTTTCATCAGGCGCGACATATCAAAATCAGCAGAGCCACTTTGCAATTTTTGAATGTGGGTGTCCAGGAATGGAACGCTGATCTTGATCATGTCAATCATTGCGAGTTATCCCCAGATTCTGTGGATAAACCATCAAAGGGTTCATCAATGAACCATGCAAAGCCGCAATCTAAACATTCAACAAATGTTTCGGTTTGAGGGAAGTCCTCAGACGGTTCTGCCAAAAGGTTTTTTGAATCGCACTCAGGGCAGCATGAAAGGTATTTCATAACCGGCCCCCGCGATACTGAACGATAAAGTCCTGACGGGTAACAAAGGCAGTGCCAACAAACTCCTTGTTAAGCTGACACTGCCAACCACCTTTAAGCGAGTCGAGCGGATTAGCGCAATTCAACGAGGTTTTAAAACTGGTTTTTCCGCAGATTTTGCAGGGCTTGTTATGGTTCAGCTTGCAAACAGGTTGCTCCGCTGGCTGTTCTGGCAACAGGTCGCCAGACTCAGAAAAACCATACTTAGCCAGCAGAGCAGGTAACTTCTTCATGCCCTTAAAGGCTGAAACACGGAAAGAAATACCGTTATCGCGTAAAAACTGATACGCCTTTCTGGGCGTAAAGTGAAACGGGAATGGTTCTAAATCGAACGAAATGCCACTAGCTGGGTCGTAGGCAAAGGCTTTGAAGTAATCACGGGCATGGTCATCGGTGCTAATCAGTAAAACCACTTGCCAATCAGCAGTACCTGACGCGAGAACTTGCTTTAAGTAGTTGATGTCTTTCATGGCTGGCGACCTCGTTAGTGCTATAATTAAAAGATACTTACATCTGTCAATCTGACAGAATTAAGTATGATCCCTTGTTTAATTGCTGTCAAGTTGACAGAGGAAAATATATGAATTTCAGCTCAGAGTTAGTCGACTTACTCAAAAACAAAAAAGGATTAACAAGCGACAACAAGGCAGCGGATGCAATACCAGGGATGAACAGCGGGAACTTAAGCAAAATAAGAAAAGGTTTAGAGAATAGATTTTTAAATGATGAACAAGCGCTATACATAGCAAACGAATGCGGACTAAACCCAGAATGGGTTTTAGTTAATCTGGCCGCAGAAAGGACAAAATCAGAAGATGCAAAAAGCGCCTGGGCAAATATCGCAAAGAAGTTAAGCCGGACAGTAACAGCCGCAGCACTGGCCGTCAGCTTGGTATTTTGCGGTGTTCAACACAAAGACAGCACTAAGGCTGTTTTTGCATAACTTATCTAGCCCATAATGTATATTATGTTAAATAGACAATTATTATGTGGGCTAGCTACTTTTACATTATCCCCACTTAAAGGCATTATTTCCGCTGGAGTCTTTTGTATTCATGCGCTCACGTACCCCTATGATGACTAAGTGATTGTATAGGAATTGGTTCCAAGGTCAACTTCGGGATTTATAGGTTGCACCACCGCCACTAACACTCAGCATGTTGACTCTTCACTTGCGGCAATATGCCGTACAAGACTATACTGCTAAGGTCTTTTTTGTACAGGAGCAAAGGCC